GTCCAAGTACCGGCTTGTTAGCGGGCTACTCTTTCCCACGGAGAGATCAGTTTTACTCTCCTTAGACGCGGGCCTTCACAGGCTTTCGCGTGGTTACGGGTCCACTCAGCAACTTGGGCGGTAGGCTTCACGCCGTCCCATTCGCTGGTCCTCACTGTTCGTGAGGTTGTGGAGAACCGCAGGTGGAACGGCTCATCGAAAGTACTACCTCGATAGGCCGCCGTAACCCTCATCCGTTCTGGGCTGTTGCCCATGAAACAAGTCTCCCAGTCCCCATCAGGGTCGGGAGAAGAGACCAATATCTTGTACGAAAAATTCATGATATCGGGCTCCCATCTTGTATCAGGATGCGTCATAGCCACGTCAAGAGGAACACGAAAAGCCTGGTTTGAAACCCAGGCATAATGCTTCGTGTCGTCGACGATGTGGTGCTTTGGCAGCACCGAGCGGAGTAGCACCTGTAATATGGGCCACTTGTGCAGGCTATTGTGCTGGGCGTAAAGCCCGGCACGATTGACGATAGGGTCCTTGTAATACCCTGGAGTTACATCCAGGCCACCGTACCAATTGGCCCCGCATGATTCGCGAAACGGTCCATGTATGAACGTCTTATCGACGTTCACTCGGAAGCCGCACGCATTAAGGATTTCGATCGTCACCAGCGCGACGGATTGACGTACTACAATGTCGTCACCGTAACACCGGAAGTCGGCCTTCATCCCGCAATGTTCGTACGCAGCAGAACAAATCGCTGCGAATATATGCGTCTCAAGCGGAAAGCAGAACCCATTACCCATGCTGCAGAACAACTCGTAGGAGCGTAACCCTTGCTCCCCGGGAAGCCTGTAGTTCTGGGACCGCGTACGGTTCAGAAGTTCGAACCAGAACGGGTTGGCTAACGACCGCACCAGCCACGTAATTACACTATTTGACGCATCTTTAACATCGATGGTCACGTAGGGGTCAGCGACATCAAGTACTGACCCATGTAACGCAAGCAGCTGGTTCGGCTCCTGGTGCCGGAGATCGATTCCGTAGGCGCGCTTTAACAAATGGCGCATCTCCTCGTCGATTCCCTTCTGCACCAAGTTGTTGCCAGGGGGTTCTTTCGCGATAGTCCTTCCGGACTTCGCATTCTTTGGTACAACCTTTATTTCGTTGTATTGGCACTGCTTCCACAGAGCGTCGATCTTTTCACGGAGAAAAACCCGATCTAGACAAACAATCTCTTTGTTAATAGCACCACGCGGCAGAAACTGCTCAGAATACGAGCTGTTCCGCCAGATGGCCTCGTGGAAGTAGTACAGCGCACCGTCGCCACCCTGGATTTCGGACGCACCTAGCTTTCGGGCCAGGTGAGTTTTAGCTCCAGAATGCATCGTGGAAGCGCCACCACTGAAATCGCACCCGTCAAGTATCCGCTCGATAAACGGGCGTTCCCCTAAAGCTCGCTGGAAGTACTTGCGAACGATGGGAATACTCCAATGCCGCTCAGTGCCCCTGTGAAAATGACCGCGAAACAAAGCGTTCAAGCGCCTATTACGGCGCTCGGCCTTGAGAAAGTTCTCAAGTGCCCGGGTCTCAGGAGCAAGATCTACAAGATCCTTGCTGTATTGGTATTTGGAGACGAGTGCTTTAAACTGACGCGCCCTTAAGAAGCGTTGGGCGTCCCGTACAACAGTGTGGGAGTCAGAGTTGAGGACCCGGAGTTCGTCGTTTTCGACGTCATCCGCCAGGTCGATTAGTAACTTAATGCTCTTGGAACGTAATAACCCAAGAGCACGCTGTTGCCAATCGAAATCCTCGCAGTGGTGCAAAAGAAAAGACCTTACCACATCGCTATGTAAGCTGCGTGGAATCGCTGAAGGGGTACTCCCCTTCCTGTTACGCGTCGTACTCATAGAGATCACCTCATGAATAAAATCCCAGAGTTGGGACCAGTCTCAGCAGAAAGGACATCAGGACAAGCCATAACATCACAATTGCAATGAGTGCGAAGAGAGCCTTAATAGCTGATCTTCGCGTTGTCGACGAGCGTCTGAGTAGGCGCTGACGCGAGGAGAGAACTGTGGTCCGCACGTAGTGCGGTCACATCTCCTGCGGGCGCGCCGACCGGGTAGCTGAAAGTAGTTTCAGCGATAAGGTCGCGCGTGATGCCGTTGATGACGACAGACTTCACAGTCTTTTCCGAGGCACGAGCAACGCCAGCGAAATCCTTGGTAGCCTTCGGCGCTTGGCGCTTGAGGACAACAAGGTCTTTCACCTGCGCGGTCTGAGCAGGGCCGATGTAACGGGCCGAGTCAGGCGTCGGGTTGGTGTCGTAATTGTACGTCTTGGTACTGATCGTGAGAGCCATTTTAGGGTTTTCCTAATAGAAAGGAGTCGTAGAGCGACCGGATCGTTTTTGAATCCGAGTCAGCTGTTGGACAATTAACGAAAGAGAGTTTTGGATGTGCGAGGGTGTTAACATCGCAGACTGCGGTAAAACCGCTAGTCCATCCGGAATTCCGGTACCAGGGACGCGAACTTTCGTAATTTGCGTCATGATATCCTTCCCGGTTGGGGCTGAAACGACAGACCAATGTGCCGCTGGCACAGTCGAGATCGGTTCGCGTGTAGCGATAGAAGTAATTTCGTACACGGTTGAGGCAGTCAGGATTTCCTGAGTAGCCAGTGCCCTTAAAGCGCCGAGATAGTCGCCTACGTTAACAACGTAGTCGAGGACAAAGGAATACGGGATGAGCTCCCAGGCGGCCTCCGGTAAATCAGCTAGGCTGACGCCGAAGTCCTCACTTACGGAGAACTTGTCCTTAATCATGACATTCGAGCGTACAACCACCTGGTGCGACGTAGTGGTTTTAGCCGTCGTGTACATGCCGCCGACATTCAACGGAGATGATGTTACAACCGTTGTTTGCTCTTCCGTGGCTTTACTACGGAAGGTTAGGCGGTCCTCTTGATGTGCGTTCGGAATCGCATGCAGAATAGCATCGATATCCATCAACATAGGTCGTAAACCGAGGTTATTGGCTAGAACCGAGCCGGAGATAGCTTCACCAGTTGGAACGGTGATGTTATGCTTCGGAGATCGGACAACTTTGCCGGGACCACGGTACTTCTTCCCACGATAACGGGCATCTCTACCATTTATAGAAAGGATTTCTCCATTCTTTTTTGCAACACGCATGTTCTGCTTACCTAGTTGATTCTGCTCGATATACTGTAGCAGACTGGACATGGAGTCCAGAGGGTGCTTCAGCATGTTGATGGTTTTACGCATCTCAGCCAAAGTAACTAGGCCCATCATGCTCGAACTTCGAGCTTTGGATAACGCATTTGTCTTGGTGTAGCTTATGAGATTCTGCAAGTTGATGGTCATCGGGGAGATAGTAGGGACACCGAACAGCATAAATAACGTGCCGTTCGAATGGCGATACTCCTCTTTCCAAATCCCATCGACAAATAGAGCCTCTGAGCCGCTGCCGCCTTGCTCGTAGAGCACGGTGCTCCTAGACATCGGGGTATTAACAAAACCCCCGCGGGCCTGTATTGCTGCAAACCCAGGAGTTACTATATCACTCATGACTTCCCAGTTCTGAAACTCACGCAACTCCGATGAATTGGAGATAATTGTTTGGGCCCCAGTGCTGGTGTCCGTCAGTCGGTCAAAAAGTATTCCGGCTACGGACGTTATCGATGAGCGCTTGCGCTCCCGAGGGTACGCAGCTTTATGTACTTTCAACGTCATAACGATGTCCTTAAGTGATTAGTGGCAAATATGGTGGTTACCCACCGGTTGGAAATCCTCAGCTTACGCTTCGGCCTAAGTCAGGGATCGCCCAGGATCTGTCCTGTGGCAATGTTTTGCACCGCCGGCATAGCCGGCGGCTCCCAAGTACCTGGTCATCAACCCCCGCATTACACGGAAAGGCATACTGGCTATTAAACCAGCCACACGGCCATAGCTACCTTCGAAAAGGAGAGCTAGCTCCGTGGGTGAACAGGCGCAAAACAAGAAGAAGCCCCTTG